GCCACAAACGTTTGCTAAATACCCCTTCGAAGTTAACTTAACTAATGCTCTAGAAAGCTCGTTTAATATTCCGGCTCCTTTAAACGATACTTCGTTAGTTGATAGTAATGGTAGAGGGGGGTTATACTCGTTGAGCGCAGCTAATAACTCTATGTCTCTTATATCAGCTTCAAGCTTTGAAACATTCTCTGATGATCCTGTAGTAGGGTTGTTGTTTAATAACTTACCCGCAGCATCAGGAGCTCATGTTAATACACATCACCTTGAAGATCCGGAAACAGGAGGTGGAGTTGCAGGTGTTAATAAATATGCAGCAGCTACTATAAGATTTGCAGGAAACTATTTTAACGGAGCTGAAGATGGTAAACATAGAAAAATAGCTTTAGTTACTAGAAAGGGTAATACTATAACCTACACTATCAATAAGCATGAAAGTGCTCATGGACGACATACCTTTACTGCTACTGGATCAGGCGGTTCAGATTTTAAGGATTCAAAAAATAATTTAGGTAGTAATGGTGAGAGTGGTGCAGTAGGTCCTGATCTAAGACGCTTAAAAGCACTAGGCTATAGGTAAGACTAAATATATACATGGCAAGAAACACAATGCAGCAATCCATGCTGAATAAATCAAGAGCAGATAAGTTCTTGTTAGTTTTTGATGTACCTCCTATATTAAAAGAGTTTAGTAAAAAGTTTAATCAAACTAATACTTCAATAATACCAGATTCAGTACAATTTTCTATATTTGGTGCTGCGGTACCTGAGATAACTGTACCAGCAGTAGATAATAGGTACGCGGGTAATACTTTATATGTTTCTTCTCATTCTAAATCGCCTTATCCTCCTGTTTCTATAGGATTTAAAATAGATAATGAGTATAAAAACTACTGGACTATCTATTCTTGGCTGAATTTATTACATGATCAATATGAAGGACGCTATAATGTAAGAGAAATAAATGAAAATAACCCAGATTTTCAAGACTATCAGACAGATTTAACTATTTTTGGTAAAGATGAATTCAATAATAATCGTATAAAATTCACTTATACCAAAGCTTTTCCCACAACTGTTGATGCAATAAACTATAGTTATACTGATGCAGATGAGATTACCTCAGGATTTACGTTTGTGTACTCACAATTACATACAGAAGTTATGAGTTTTTGAAATTATTAACCTGAAATAGGATAAATAATTTTATGGCACAGCGTACAATAAACTCCCCAGGAGTAGAAATAAGAGAATCAGATCTTTCCTTTACAACACCTGCAGCCGCCGGAACTAACGTTTACGTTACCGGCTTTGCTCAACAGGGTCCTATCGATGAACCTTTGCTGATTACTACAAAGCAAGAGTTAACACAAATTTTTGGAGCTCCTTCTACTTCTGCAGAAAAATATTTTCATTATACAATTAGCGAGCTTTTAAATTCCCCTGCAACAATATATGCTGGGAGATTGCCGTATGGTACAGGAACTGGCGATGGATTTGGGTCTAAATATTCTGCTTTAGCTTATACTGTTAGTTCATTTACTAACTTAGGAACTCCAACAACACTTCTTAATTCAAATTCTGGTGTATATGTAGTAGATGCTCCAGTACACTTTGAATTAACAGAAGCTGAATATTTAGGACTTCTAGATGGGTCAGGTATAGGGGAGTCCGGCGGCTGGAGCGCGCTTGGTAATTCCAACGCAGATCGATTAACTTCAGTTTCCCAACTTACATATGCAGGTATTATCGTACTTAACAAAACTCAACTAGCTAATAATAATCTATTTGAAGGTACATATGTAGGTTTAATAGATAATACGGAGTTGAATCCTGCTACTAATTTTGATAGTATAACTTCAGTAAAAGGGATGACAAGTCAAGGTTCACCTAAATTACTTGCTACTAATCTAACGAATTTGCCGGGAAATACATTTACTTTTGATTTATCATCATCTGCTACTGAAGGATCAGGGCAAAGCGTATCAAAGGTAATGGAAAATCTTACCGATTATGATTTAGATGGTAGATCTTTTGATGATTATTTACAGTTTGGAGTATTTAAATTACGTAAATCAATTTATGCTAATGAAGCAACTAAACTTGACTATGTTTTAACAGATATTATAACAGGCTCATTTAACTCTACCAGAACCCAACTTAACCCTCAGGGAGGAGCTGATGTCTCTGCATTTATTGAAAATGCTTCTGATAGTTCACAAAATGTTAAAGTTTTAGTTAATGATTGGTTATCAAGTAGACTATACGGTGAAAGTAATTTAAATGCGAATGGAATTCCGAAGAAGAAAATACGTACAATTGGTGGGTCTAAGAATATAACGACTGCTAACTACGGATTAACTGCTAACGCGTTAAGTGCTTTTACTGATTCACATATTTTATCTACTTCAAATTTATTTTCAGGTTTAATCGATTCCGGAAAGCAGGAGCTACGTAGAACCCAAACGCTATTTCCTTTGGGTCAGTTTGCAGGAGGAGTTGCTCCTGTAATATCTAAAAATCTTGGTAACATACCTAATAAAATAGAAAGATCTCTTGATAACGTTAGAAATGATGAAATTTATAATATCGATATAGTAGTAGAAGCCGGCTTAGGAACTATTCATGCTATTAAAGAAGGAGCTGGTACTATTTATTATGATGATCAGTCTTATACTAGCACAGTTAGTGGTGCAGTTAATGGATTAAGAACATCAGGAGAAGTTACATTTCCTAACGCAATTACTTTAAGAAATGATTACACGACAATCTTTAATAAGTTTGAAAAGTTTGTTAAGCCTCCTTACGAGGGTGGTGATAGAGGTGATTGTATCTTTATAGCTGATCCAATTAGACAAATTTTAATACAAGGAGAGAATACTAAGATATTATCTGATAAGACAAGGAATTTCCAAACCGATGTTTATTGGCCAATCAGGCATCAGTTTGAGAATGAAAATACCTCATATGCAGCTGTATATGGCAACTGGATGGCTATTAATGATAGCTATGCAGGTAAGCCATGTTGGGTCCCATCTTCTGGCTTTGCAGCAGCTGCAATGGCAAGAAATGATGCAGTAGCATTTCCATGGTTTGCTCCAGCAGGATTTACTAGAGGTTTAATTTCATTCGCTAATGATGCAGCGGTTAATCCTAATCAGAAACAGAGAGATGAGTTTTATAAGGCTAACATTAACCCAATAGCTCAATTCCCTGGATCAGGAATAGTAATATTCGGTCAAAAGACTTTACAGAAGAAGCCAAGCGCGTTCGACAGAATTAATGTTAGAAGGCTCTTCTTAGCACTTGAAAGACCTACTAAGCAGTTAGCTCGACAGTTTGTGTTTGAGCAGAACTCAGAGTTTACTAGAACAAGATTAGTTAACGCTTTAACACCACTCTTTGAGAGAGCTAAGAATAACGAAGGATTATTTGATTACTTGATTGTATGTGACGAAAGAAACAATACCCCATCAGTAATTGATGCAAATGAATTAGTAGTAGATATCTACATTAAACCTACTAGAACAGCAGAGTTTATATTAGTTAACTTCTACGCTACTAGAACAGATGCAAATTTCCAAGAGTTAATTGGCGGTTAATAGAAAAATTTACTAAATATTATTATGGCAACAACAATTCAAAACTTCTTTACCAAAGCAGCAGAAAATCAATTTTCGAGAGATTTTCTTTTTCGAGTTAGAAACATTTCACTAACAGGAGGAATTGACTTTGTAGGTGATAATGATTTAGTATATGCTAAGACAGCAACCCTACCAGGAAGAAACATTGATGATAAAGTAGTAAATTACTTTGGTCAAGAGTTTCATGTCCCAGGTAGAGCTACTTACCCAACGGGTGGAGGATATACTATTTCTTTTTACCATGATGAAGATTGTTTATTAAGAACAAAATTTGAAGCAGCTTCAAGGTTAGTTTTTAATAATGAAACCTCTGTAGGAGAATATGGAATGCCAGGTACTGAGTCAGTTATAAA